CTTCTCGTAAAGGCGACATGAAAGAGATTCTTGATGAACAAACATATCGCAATTATATCCGTAACAAAAGTATGATTGATCTTTCTCAGATTCCGGAAGATGTTGTGTCCCGAATCAAGGAAGAATATAATAAAAAGAAAGTTAAGCCAAACGGAAAGGTTCTTAATTATCTCATTACTCGTCGGTGCAGCCAGCTTGTAGCTTGCGCAGAAGAGTTCTTTATCAAGTGATATATAATACTAGAAACAACAATATAACGTTTACAATGAAAAATCAAACACCAAAAAATAATAGGACCAAACTCCCTCACGAATTATTTCAGCTTTGCGAAGAAGCCGAGGGAGTTCCAGAACGGGTAAAGCTTTTACAGGATCATGCAACCTTTGGAATCAAAACACTTCTTCAAGCCAATTATAAAGAAGGCGTTGAATTTGATCTCCCAGAAGGAACACCTCCTTATAAAGAAGACGAAGCTGTGGCAGGGAACCAAGCCCGCCATTTTGAAAAGCTTGTTAAACAACTTCGCCATCTTGTCAAACAATCACCATTGCCAGCGATCAAGAAAGAAACTGTTTACATTAAACTTCTTGAATCGTTATGCGCTGCTGACGCTAAGATTGTGATTGCTGTAAAGGATAAGAATCTTAAAGGTCTTTATAAGACACTTACTGAAGCTACTGTTCGCAAAGCATTTCCAACACTGCTTGGTGATAAATAAAAATGACTTACGTATACTGCTGCGAAACATGTGGTGAGACTTGGGAAGAAAACCACCCGATGGATAACAGAGATGATCCCGTGGGTGATCCTTGTCCATACTGCGAGACTGGCAAGAAAAAAAGAAAGGCCACCGCAGTGCAGCTGTCCTATTCTGGTACAAAGTCGACGATTAAGAGAGCTGGGGGCGATTGGAATTGTTTGCTTAAAAAGATTCATAAGAACTCAGGAAAGCAATCGCAAATCAAACACGAATAATTCTTCAATGAAAATGAATAAGGCGCATCTCAAGTGTCCAGTTCACCGGGGAATTAACGTGGGTAACAGCTATTGGTATCCAAGTGACTACGTTGAATGGAAAAGGTGCCCGAGATGCAGTCTTGTTCCAAAGATTAGAATCACGGAAGATATGCAACGAACCGCGTGCGGATGTTGGACTTCGTTGAGAGATAGATGGGAAGTAGCCGCAGAATCAAGAAGCTCTTATGTAGCTAGAAAAGGATCGGATAAAGGTTATAACTTTACTGCTTTAAAAGATAACTGGAATACTTATTGCACAACAGGTAAACTAAAATTTAAACTGGGTAAGCGTTTTCCCTTGGGCTTGTTTGGCCTTAAAAAGAAACGAGGATAACTTAAAAATACTATGGATGACTATTACAATATGGATGACTATAATACTGAAGATGAATTCAATCTGCAAGAAGAAAATTGGGGAATTGTTACAGAACACTTATTCTGCACGCTGAAATCATTAAAGGCCGAGGGATACACCAACTTAGATATTCTAAAAGCCGTATCTTTTATAGCGTGTGACTTGTCACAGAGTATGGACATAGAAGACGGTAAATCAGATTAAGTCATTTTTTAATAATATGCATACAAATAATACAACCCCCGACGCTTTGGGAATGGAAGATATTTTCGGCGGAGGAAAAGCAAATAACTTTTCAGGTGAGTATGGATCCGTAATGGATTTTTACCTATCCGGAAATATTGGAGAAGCCTCTGAATACATTGAGTGGTTTCATAAGATACGAAACGCTCGGCCAACCGACGTAATCAACTTTCATATTAATTGCCCGGGTGGGAATCTTTTTACCACCGTTCAGTTTCTTCAAGTTCTTGATGAATGCAACGCTCATATCATTATGAACGTAAGCGGAGCGTGCATGAGCGCAGCAACTTTAATCTTTCTTCAAGGCGATGAATTTACAATCAATGAACACAGCGCGTTTCTCTTTCATAACTACAGCGGAGGGATGATTGGTAAAGGAGGAGAGATGTATTCAAATGTGATTCACGACAGGAAGTGGTCTGAAAAGCTTTTCCGTTCTCAATATGAAGACTTTCTCACGGTAGAAGAGATTAGCAACCTTGTTGATGATAAAGATATTTGGATGGATGCGAACACTGTGGTTGAACGACTTGAGGCAAGAAATAAAGCCCGAGAAGAGGAAGCCAGATTAAAAGAAAATCCACCTAAAAAGAAAACAACCAAGAAAAAGACCGCTAAGAAAACAACTTAATTATGAAACCATCAGACTTAAACTACCAATTCAGCAAACGCCTTGCTTTGACCATTATGGTTGAAACGGGCCAGGAAATTCCAGAAGAAAGCGAACCCTGGGTTTTGCCAATCGAGTCTGAGTACAAGCGGATTCAGGCTAAGGAGTCTAAGCTTTCCTCGAGGAACCGCAAAGACCTTTCAGCGGCGTATGAATCGCTTCTTAATATTAAAAAGGAAGAGGCTGAAAACTCTGAGGAAGATGCGGAAAGCATTTAAGAAGAAAAAGGAATTCATTATCATTTAGGTATAGTATATCGCAGGGCTTTGAGATCAATCTTAAAATAGAAAGACAAAGCTTATGGAAACTGCAATTATAGTAAATAGCATCTTGGTGACCGTATTCGGCTTGGGGTTCTTGTCATACATCGTATGGTTGGGGTTCAAGGTCGTGAGATTATCGGGAGAGCTTAAACAACTGGAATATAGCACAAATTCGCGTGCTGAAGAAACAGAAAGAATGATCGGGCATCTCGACAGTGAAGTTTGGAGAAACTTCGACAAAGTGGATTCCAGATTCGATCAAAGAATAACCGACGAACTCAGCGTGGTTTGGAATGAATTCTCCGATCGCAACAATCGTCTTGTTGAAATCGAAAGTGTTCTAAACAAAGACTAACAAACACGTCTCATTCCTTGTTGATATACTATACCTTTTATTATGAATCAATTTAAAAGGCACCTATCCTCCCCGTCTACTTCTGCTAGGATTTATATCAGTGGTCCAATTGATGTGATAAAGCAAACGTGTCGGCATTGGTGTAAAGAGAATCCAAGCTGTGTGAATGTTTCGGAAACATCTTTCATATACTGTGGTGGAGAGGAGACCGGAGCCGTTGTTGAGTTTCTCAATTATCCTAAGTTTTCCACCTCTGCAAAAGAGATTTTCTTCAAAGCTAAAGCTCTGGGGTTTAAGCTAAAGGAATCTACCGCTCAAGATAGCTTTCTGATCACCACCCCAGAGTATACCCATTGGTGGAGCGATAGAGAACAGAAGTGGACTTCCTCTGAGTTGGTCAGATCATCATTATAGCCATTTTGTATCAAATCGGGTATTTTTGTGTCAGATTTGGCAAAAAATGAAAAAATGTGATTTTTTAGCATTTTTCCATTTACATTTATCCTAAAGTGTGGTAGAATATACTCATGGAAAGCAATACTACCACAACCACCGCCAATGAGAAATTCCTTCAAGATCAAGTTCGCTGGATTCTTCCAGAGATCAAAACCGTCTTGAAAATGTCCGAGATGCTCGCTGTCGAGGACCCTGGAAATCAGGCGAAGTTCCTTGAGGACTCCTTGAAGGCTGTTAATAAGCGGCTTTTCAAGGTTCTTGAAGCTACCGGAACAAAAGGCTAAAAACCCTATCATTTATATTATGAACAACTCTAATACCAAAATCACAAATCCTATTCAGCTCAAGCGAGAGCTTGCTGGAGTAAATAACCTTGACATTGTAACCGGCATTCTCCGCCGAGCCGAATGGAATCTTATCATGGAAATGAAAGAGACCTTGACCTCCGCCAGCTTTTACACGGAAATTGGCGATAGAAACTACAACCTTATTAGCATTTGTCTGACGCTTTTGGACTGGGTTAGAAGTTTGAATGGCGGTGACAATCAAAGCATCATAGATAAAGGGCTTCAAAGTATGACCATTGACGAGCTTCTGGATCCTCATGACATGCTTTACAAAATGGCGGTTGCCGATGATTAATACAATTACCATTACAAATAAAGACGGCCAAGTTTGGAACATTCATAGGTCCATACTTGATCAGTTTGCTCTTAAGTCGGAAGAAGAGATAGATACATTTTTTGCAAGATTCTTTGCGTGGTTTGATCCTTGGGAGAAAGACATTCTATTATCTCTGGTGAGAATGGAACGCGAAGGTATCGCTATCGACGGCGCTATCACTCTTCAATACAACCGATAAATAAAAATATGAAATTCAACGAGGCTTCTTTTTTACTACAATTGATAAAGCATGACCTTGATGAACTCTTGGAAAGCATTTATTCCGATCATGACCTTGACATTTATCAGCAACGCAGCATTCTTAGGGATGGAATAAAGACCATTTCAAAAAAATGTGAGAAGGTTATTGAATTAACCGACGACAAAAACAAAAAATGAATGTCATATATTTAGTTCAATACAAGCATCCACTTCACCAGAAATGGGTAACGGACGAAAAGTGCTGTTCTTTGCTTGAAGCAAATCACATATTGGATAAAAGAAAAAAGGACAGCAAGAAACTTATGAAAGATCAACACACAACTTTGAAGTGGAGAATTTTACCACTTGATTAGAATCATATGAAAAACCCCGCTATCATTCTCAGCCTTTCGCTTGTATCTCTTATGGGAGTGGCATCGGCAAAACCAAAGCCGGCTCACTCCAGATCAACCAAATCAAAAGAGTCTGAAACCGATCTTAAAGAAGTCTTTTCAAAATTAAAGTTGAAGGGCGTGGCAAGTTCTTCGAAAATCGCAAGTATCGCGACACGGGACATTGGCACTTATTATAAAAAAGGCGTTAGTCTTCAATGTGCCAACTATGTTACACATGTGGTTAAAAGAGCGGGAGGAACTCCACCCTCATCATCGAGCTTTGCTAGATCGTGGCTTAAATGGGGGACGAAAGTGCATTACGCTAACATCCGGGCCGGTGATATTATTATCACATCACGAGGAAGAAGTTCCAGAAGTGGACATATCCTAATTTACAAAGGTGGCGGAAAGGCCATTCACAGATCTACGCGATACAAGGCAATTGGCGAAATATCTCTTGACTATTATAAATCGAGAATCCTTGGCATCCGAAGGAATTCATAATGGCCAAGGTGAACGTCTTTTATAGTGAGGATTGCCAACTCTGTCCTCCGTACCTTGAAGACCTTGAGCGCCTATCAAATGAATTCAACCATCAGTGTGAAACGTCGTCGCTTCAAGGGAATCCTTTAGCTGTGGCAGGTGTTCTTCAGCACCTTAGAGAAATGGGTCACACAATATCTTCTCTTCCGTTTTTTGTCGTTTCAGACGGTGAACACAAATATAGCTACGAAGGAATTCTTTCTCCCGAGGTTATAGGTGAAGTGTTGAAAAAGTTCTTATGACCGAATTAGAAATGTTGCAACAGGATCTGAGATGCCATAGGCAAACCAGAAAGGAACTGAAAAGTGGTAAGGGAAGCCACGTTAAAATCTTAAAGGATGCCAACGTGCATATACCCACTTTGATATCGCACTACGACGATATTATAAAGGATATTGAAAAAGAAATTAGAAAACTTAAAAAGTAAATTTTATTATGGAATGTATTCATTGTTATAAAGAAGTAGTCCCAGCACGAGTTGATGCTGGCTATAATTATTGTATGTCATGCGCTGAGCACGTGCCTAAAGTGAAAGGCGTTATGGTATGGGGTCACAAGACCGCCGGAGAAATGCAAGTAGTTTCCCCTGACCAATTTGATGAACACCGTAAGTATAGTCCTTACGGAAAGAATACTGGAATGGGGTCAGGTGTTCATCGTGTTACTCAAAGCGCAACCCGCTAAGCTTCGAGAACTTCCACGATATAACGGAGAATCTTACTGCGGACAATATCTTCTTCACCAAACGTAAGGTTAAAGATTCCTCTGTCCTCTGCATCATCTCTTAGTTTGAACTTGTTGAAGATCTCGGAATAGCCACTAGCCTTTCCAATGTCAGCTTGTTTAAGGTCACCGCAAACAGCATAGCGTGTATCCTTACCAAATCGGGTTAGGATTGTAACAAGCTCGGCCGAGGTAAGATTCTGAGCTTCATCAATAATCACAAAGGAATTGTTGAACGTCAAGCCGCGAACAAAGTTAACGGGAATAGCAGAGAGGATACCTTCTTTCATAAGGTGATTGGCAACTCCTTGCCCGCTAATCTCTGCAACCTTTTCAATAAGAGGCATTGCATAAGGCATGAACTTATCATCCACTTCTCCAGGCAGCGCACCAAGAGATCGACTCGCGCTTTCAATTACACTTCGAATATACACGATGTTTTCAATCTCATTGGCCTTTAATAATTCCAACCCAGCAAGAACGGCAAGATACGATTTAGCACTACCAGCAGGTCCATCGACAAATCCAATCTTTGTTCGGTTATCACAAAGACCATCCTTGAACGCAAGATGATTCTTTGAATAATAAAAAGGCTTTCTGATTGTAAAGTTAGTCATCCAATTTTCTTCGAGAGTATCCTCTATTTCTGCATCCCTGAGATCTTCAAGTTTGAGCCGTCTCTCAGCCTTTTTTCTGGAAGCGCGTTTGGTGGTTTTCGTTCTTGTCATGGTGGTATGGTGTTTGATGTTAATACAAAAAAAGGGAAAACCAATAATGATTTTCCCTCTTTAATAGACTGCCCACCGCCTTCAGACTTTGATGATTATCAGATTCGTCCATAGCAGTAGCACTAAGAATATTTATAAAATAAGGAGGTTAAGGACCCTTTTACTATAAATAATAAATATGCGAGGGATAATCATATTCATTCTGTGTTTATCAATCAGCATCATTTGGTTATCTCTAGCAATTCCAGTTCCTCCTGACCCACCACAACCAACGGCTATAGATCTTGAAGCCCAGCGGGAAGGAATAGTTATAATAACTAGAGATATACTTAGCTTAATGGAAGCCAATCCCTTTGAATCGGTGGGGATTTATACTATAAGCGGGAACGGTGAAAAGGCCGCAACATTTATACCATCTTGGAATGATATAGAGTATTCCTTAGGTATGGCCGCCGCGCAAAGGCGTTACTTTATTTTTCGTAAAGTTTTTAAGGCACTTAACTGTGAAGACCTTAAAGTGGTTGGCATATATCCTTTGCCGATACCAGAGAATCTCAAGATCTAACTGGCTGTAATTTACCAAGTAATAATAATTGCCTTATTCTTATCGAGGGTTGGCATCTCCCTCGCAGTATCAAATCCCGCCTCAATAATCTTTTCCAACCACCACTCTACCGGTTTTTGCGTAACGTGAGAATTTTTTCCGTTTGATAACAATTGCTTTGCCTTTCTAAGATGTGGGACTATAAGAGCGTTTTTGGTTGCTGCCCTGATATCCCTAAGAGTGGGAAGAACATTCTCTTTAGGAATGTGTTCCATGACATCAGTACAGAATACTAAATCGAATTTCCACGGTTCAGGGCGTGTTGAATACTTGGGAATAGCGGGGTCCCACCTTTCACGTATAAGATCTAAATTGGGAAGAACTCTGTCTACCAACTTAGAATTTCCACAGCCATAGTCTAGAATACGACTAACACCAGGAATTTCTTCACACCATTCGGAATATTTTTCAATCACTGGTGTGCATGGGCCATGCCCATAGTTGGGATTGTTTTTGTGAATACGTTTATATTCAGATATGTACTTATCAGCAAGGTCTTTATTCATTCCCTTTGGCTCCTTCCACAAGATCGCCGACTTGAAGTGTGGCTGTTTTCCAAACTCTGCCGCCGTTTTCTTTACAATAGTCGAGCATCTCTTCCTTTTCTCCAACCGCCTGTACTTTTCTATTAGAAACTACTGCATAATGGAGTTCGGCATCAGTACCAACCGCGTCTTCTCCAACCTTAATGGTTTTGACTTGTTCGGTCTGAACTTCTTCTACGATTCGGTGGTAAAGCATATCCTTGTCGCTGAACTTCCAGTCGTCGGCATTAAAGTAAGGCTTTTTCCGAAGCTTGGAATATTCATCGGAAGAGATCTTGTTTGTTTTGGCAAGCTTTGCCTTGGTCATTTCTTTAAGATTGCCAGATTCCTTACCCAATATGTAAGAATGTAAATCTTGCATCGTGGAATGAAGACCACTTAATTTATTTTGAAACCACTCAGGATAACTACCTCCGTTGGTAAGTATGTCTCGAATCTCAGCTGAAGCGTGACAAACAAAGTTAAGTTGCGTGATCACCATCGCAAGCTCCTTTTCATTGGGAAGGTTAAGTGGTTCATGAGCCCCTTCTTTAACTGACTTTAGCAAATCATATGCAGCGGCTACAAGCGGATCTTGAGGTGTGTATTCCTGAGAATTTTTCATATAACTATTTATAACAAACCTAATTTTATTATTTACAGAATTAAGTTTTTTTGGTATAATATGGTATAAACTGTAATGACTCATATACACAGGACCCTACTTGGAAAGGCTTGGAATGGCCACAAACACATTGCTCAACTATGGTATGTTCGTAAGGACCCAGGTTATCCTTCCTTACAGCGTATTGATATGTACAGAATAGAAAAGGATGACACGGTTGGCGAATGTGTCTCTTCCGTTACCGAAAACGGTATAGGCGAAAACCGTCTCACTCTTGATGATAGATTTACCGGCTTAATGATACTAATTGACGATGGAGTACTTAACTGGGAACTGGGAATTTGAATATGAAAAAGATTATTGCTATAGCAGGAAACGCTACGTGTGGGAAGGATACGCTTTTCCACGCTCTTAAACACGAACTTGAATCGCACGAACCGTGGTACCTTAATGATGGACGAGTTGAACGAATCGCCTTTGCCGACGCGTTGAAAGAAGAGGTCGACGAGTTTCTAAAGAAGACAATTGGCATCAGTGCTTGGACGTCTAATCCAGATGAGAAAAAACTTATTCGTAAATTCCTTATCTTTTGGGGTACTGAATTTAGACGAGACCAAGATGATATGCATTGGGTAAAGCTTTCAGCTGAAAAGATGAGTGATCCCAATTCGATATACATTATTACCGATCTGCGGTATGAAAACGAATATAATTGGATCAAAGAACAGGAAGGAACTGTGATCTACCTTGACAGATACATCAATAAAGAAGGAACACTTGTTGCTCCTGCCAATCACTATGAAGCAGAGAATAATAAATTTCTTAAAGCCAACGCAGACCTTCAACTTGCTTGGCCAACTTTTGATGAAGATGATACACAGGCTCAACGATCATTTGTTCGGAAATATGCTTCCCCTTATCTCCAGCTGAATAATCTCACTTTTACGAAAAACAAAACCAAATCAGATAATGACGAATAAACCAAAGCTGTGCTTTATTGACACAGAAACAACCGGGCTTTGCTCAAGGAATAACAACATCTTTCAGATAAGTGCTAAGATTACTGATCCAGAAGCAAGCGAGATACTTGACCAAATTAATCTGAGGTTTGTCCCACACTCCTTGGAAAGCACTGATGAGGGCGCACTAGAAAAGACGGGAATGACACTTGAAGAACTTGGTTCATTTCCTCTGACTTCTCCACAAGCATTTAATCAGTTTACTGATTGGTTGGCAACTCACGTGAATCGTTTTGATAAAAAGGACAAGCTTCAATTCCTTGCCTATAACGCTCCGTTTGATGTTGAGTTTGTCAGGCAGTGGTTTTTAAAGAATAACGACAATTACTTTGGTTCCTTTTTCTGGAATCCTGCTATCTGTGTTATGCAGGCAACCGCTTGGTTTGTTCAAAGTGTTCGCGGGGCATTTCCCAATTTTCAACTTGGAACCATCTGTAAATGCGCCGAACTTGGCTGGGATGAGGATTCGGCTCACGATGCGGATTATGATGTGACAAAAACGGTGGAGCTTTACCGTTATCTAAGGGAAAACCTCTCTCAGCTGTGAAATTGGGTACAAATCAGGAAAAAATGAAAAAAAATGCACTTTTTTAGCATTTTTCTATTTACATTTATCCCAAACTGTGTTAGAATATATCTGTAAGGAACAACTACAACCACCAAACTATATCATGACTATTAAAGACCTCAAAGAAGCCCTTGATCTTTTCGCTGCTGATTCGGAGGCTGGGGAAAACACCCCGGTTTCGATTACCGTTGTTGACAACCAGGGGTATGAGGAAAAAACGGCTTCAATTACTTCTGTTGGTTTTTGGAGTGAAAAGGAGGTTGAACTTGTTTGTCAACCGACCAGTGGAATATGGTCTGAATAATTACATTCTTACTAAATAACTACCAATGACCCAAGTAGAAGAAATATCTTTAAAAGATTGGCTTACCAAAAGGATCAATAGAGAATTGCCTTGCGATCGCGACATTAGGGAAAAACTAGTCGAATTAAGAAATAGTTTAAAATGAAATACCAATACGCACTCCTCCACATCCCATCATCAAGCCTTCGAGCTTGGGGTAACTCATGGCACATGAGCATGTTCCGCAAAATCGCGAAACGCAATCCTAACTATGCGATTATCTCACTAGAAGATAATCAAGTCATTAATTAATCTAAGTAAAACAACAAACACCACCTATTATATTATGTCACTCGAAAGAGCAAATGAAATGGTCAAGTTCCTCAAGAACCTTAACGAGGAAAGAACGAATGCCGGCGAAGGCGCTGGATTCAAAGCACGTGAAATGTACGATCACGGAATGACCTACGGGGTCACCAATATGGAAATGCTCCAAACCTTCCTTGGTAAAGAGCGTGCCATCAGTCGTGGTCGATACCTTCCTACAGAACTTAGCGAAGAGCGGATTCAATCCGCCACTAAACCCAAGGCTTCTAAAGGACCTAGAAAGCGCAAGGTCGTCAACCTTGGTTCGGTCAGCATGGACGACGTGGTTGCAGCTGCACAGGCTTCTGTGAAATCCACTCCTTCCGTGAATAAAGCCGATCGGTTGGCGATGATCAGAGAAATCGCTCAGCGGAAAGAAGCGGAGGAAATGGCTGAAAAGGGAGCTTCCGAACTCTGCGATGAAGAAGAGAAAAGTTTCGATAAAGGAGACTCGCCCGAAGAAACTTGCTTTGAGTTTGAGCCAATTCAATACACTCAGGATGACGTTGAAGAAGAACTCTCCCTGATGGATACCTACATTTAATATGACACCAATTGAATTTATCCTAATATCCGCGGTTGCTTCCGCGGTCTATTATTTCGCATCGTAGACTTCCTTATCAGCGGGAGTGGCGAAATTGGTTGAAACGCATCAGACTTAAAATCTGATACCCACGAGGTAAACACTGCGGGTTCAAGTCCCGCCTCCCGTATCTCCACCAAAGGATATAATGGAAAATACATTTTCCATCAAAGGATATAATGGAAAATAAAGATTTACAATTCCGCAAAACTTTGATATAATATTGCTATGAGCATAAACCTAGGCCTTTGTTGCCTACTCCACGACAACAAGGAATACAAGTTCCGAACCTATACAAAGGCGAGGCTGGAACGACTAAGCTTTGAAGACGCCCGAACAAACGTTCATGAAGTGCTTACGCATAACAGCCAAATGCTTGGGAAGTTCTTTGACTTTTGTCGGGAGAATTCAATTCCTTCTTACCGACTAAGCTCGGACCTTATTCCTCATTTTGAATACATCACTAGCCGCGGGCTGCTTACAAAGGAGGAACTTGATGAATACCTTTCTGTATTTGGCTCTCACGACAGCAGTGGTATTTGCCTTTCAATGCACCCTGGTCAGCACGTTGCCATGGGTTCTAATAGAGAAGAAGTTATTGCCAACGGTGCGGCGGATCTTCGTCTCCACAAACTTATTCAAGACGCGATTGGATTCAAAGAAATGAATATCCATCTTGGCGGAGCATACGGAGACAAGCCTTCTGCCAAAGCGAGGTTTATTGAAAACACGCAGGAGTTTAAGGACTATCTTACCATTGAGAATGATGAGCTTACTTACAGCATCGATGATTGTTTGGAGGTTTCAGAATCGCTTGGTGTTCCTGTTACGTTTGACTTACACCATCATCGCTGCCATCAGCTCAAGCCTGAATACACTCCACAAAAAAGTGAAAGAGAATACTTTCTTCTTGCTCGACAGACGTGGATCGACAGTGGGAGGGATTACCAACGGATTCACATTAGCTCACCAAGACTTGCGGAATACACAACGGCTTCAAAATCTAGACCACATCACGACTACATTGCTCCAACGGATATTCCTTCTTGGCTCTTAGAGGAATCAGATGTATTCCCACTGCATGTTGATGTCGAGGCAAAGGCAAAAGAACAGGCTATTATTCAACTCAATGAATATTTGGATGAATTCTGGCTTGAAAAAACCTTGGTATAATTAATGGTATGGAATTTGGTAAAATAATTATGGATCTGGAAGATGCTCTTGCTGCTGAGCATGAAGAGCTAAAAAAGGACGCTGCTAGACTTGACTGGCTTATTGAAAACAACAAGATTTCCTTTGACTGCGAAAAGCGCGAAGATATTGACGCGGTTATGAAACTAAGTGAGCATATTAATAACCTCAAGCCAGCGTCACCTGAAAACAATTAATTATGAAAGTAACAATCGGACCACCGGCATCCTCTCGTTCGTGTCTGGGAAATAGTCCCACTGACGAGCAAAAGGTCGATGTTAAGATCGACAAATACGATACGTGGAATATGGATCATACGTTGGCGCATATTATTGCTCCCATGCTGCGGCAGCTTAAACAAACGACCCACAGTGCTCCGCCCGTTGAGCTTGAAGATGTTCCAGAACACCTAAATGACGGTGTTACTGATTTCTATTTTGAACGTTGGGATTGGGTTCTTGACGAAATGATCTTTGCCTTTGACAGCAAGATCCACGATTTCGAAGATCAATTTTTTACGGAGGAAGGTTACGACGACGTGGGATGCGGAGAGATGCTGGACAGAATCGCAAATGGATTTAGACTTTTTGGAAAATACTACCAAAACCTTTGGGACTAATTAAAGATTTTTAATCATGAAAACAGAAGAACAAAAACTAAGTGAAAAGTTGAAAACCCTACTAGGTGCATATGTACTTGAGGTAGAGTTTATCAAGCAAAATGGTGATACACGGAAAATGTCTTGTACTACCAAATCAGACAAGATTCCAGAAACGCATCAGCCAAAGAACAAGACATCGGTGCCTCTTAATGAAGAAGTAATTCGTGTGTTTGATGTTGAAGCTGAAGGCTGGAGAAGCTTTCGTATTGACTCTGTAAAATCCTTTGGCTTTACGCAAAAGGTATAACTATGAATTCCGAAGAAAAACAAGCGAGCCATCCGTGGGGGATCGAAACGGAGAAGCAATGGAAGCAGAAACGATGCTTTGAGCTGGCTCAGGCCATTGCCCGTTCAGGCCACACCATCAGCAGTGTTGATCGACGTGCGGTGCGGTGTAGGCCTTGGTTTCTGGAACTGAAAAGACTGATTCCCGAAATATTCCCGCAGGGCGACAAATAAATCGTTAATGGAATCTTATGCTATACACGCCTCGCCGAGAATAAAGTGGCAGACTAAATATGCATCGTTTATTAAAGAAGGCTTAAACAAGCACGGCATTCATGCCGACATAACAAAAAGTCCTAGTAAGGTTTCAGACGTTTCTTTTATCTTAGGTCCTAACGCATGGAAAGATATTGAAGCTAAGGGAAACTATATTATATTTAATCGAAAGTTCTTAGGCTTTGATCCTCAAGATGCGCACGACACCGTAGCCATTAGTTGGGATGGGTTTAATGGACGAGGAACGTTTTGTGTTTCAGACATTGATAAAAATAGGTTAGCACGTTATGTAAAAGACAAAGAGATTCTTGACTATAAGGAAAATAGCGGTGACGTTAATTTATTATGCGAGCAAGCTGATCTTGGTCGTAATACGTCGTTCAAACACATCAAGGCATTTTACGATTGGATTCACTCACAGTATACAAATGTTGCTGTTAGAAAAAAGATTACTCCAGAAAAGATTGGAGTTAAAATGTGGAAACGACAAATCTTAAAAGAACTTGAAAACGTTAAAACGGCCCACGTACTAAACTCAACTGTATCAACCGAGCTAACAGTTTTTGGAGTGCCTGTTACGTCCCACGATATAGGTGATCCTTGTTATGCGCTAAAAGGTAACACGGATCGACGCATGGAGTTGCTAACTTATTTGGCTCATTGCCAGTGGCATTATTCTGAAATAAATAGCGGTGAGTGGTGGGACAAATTAAAGATTAAAACGGGCCCGCAATTATACGAATTATGATAGATAAAAAGTATGAAGGTGAAACTTGCGTGGTTATTGCCACAGGACCTAGCTTAAATGATTCACAAATTGAGTATGTTAAAGCTGCGGCGGTAAAGGGTAACTGCCGAGTCATAACAATAAATAATTCTTATCAGCTGGCGCCGTTCACGGATATTCAAATCGCGTGTAATGATAACTGGTGGGACTATTACTGGAAGAATGACGCGCTTCTTCGAGATATAAAGGCAGACAAATGGACGCGGTATAAACATCAAGCTGAGCAGTTTGGTATAAGTTATATTGATAGTATAGAAAAACAAGGTCTATCAGAAGATCCTTCATTGATACATATTAATAATGGAAGCGGGCCAATGGCGATTAACTTTGCTACACTTTATGGATTTAAAAAGGTGTTACTTCTAGGGCATGACATGAAGTTCGCAAAAGACTATAACGGCAAAAAGAAATTTGCTGGGTCAACACCTCGCCATTACTTTGGAGAATATCCCAAAAGCATGCAGCACTTCCCGCAATCTTCAGAGTCCATAGATAAAAACGGAAACATTATTGGGTTGATAAAAAATTATGAAGCTATGATTCCTGACTTAGATAGGCGAGACGTTGAAGTAATTAACTGCACTCCCAGTTCTGCACTAAAGTGTTTTAAAATGTCAACACTAGATAGAGTATTATGATTATAGAATGGAATAACAGAAAATGGTCTTGGAATCCAATTGATAAAAATTTGTTATCAGTTAACGATTGGACTTACGATTTCAATAAAGCTTTACCTCATATAGAAAATAAAAGAGTTGCAATTCAAGCAGGGGGAGCAATGGGATTGTGGCCTTATCTTTTATCGCAACATTTTGATAAAGTATATACGTTCGAAGCTTCAATCGAAAACTATATTCATTTAGAAAAAAACTTAAAGGATGTGAAGAATATAGAATACTGTAATAAGGCCCTAGGCGAAAAAAATACAATGTGTTTAACAAAACTTCATGATGATGAAATCAATAATGCAGGTTGCTATTACACGAAGGAAAGCGAAGAAGGCAACATACAACAAGTAAAAATTGATGATGTTGTAGAAGGCCCAGTAGATTTTATTCAATTGGATATTGAAGGCCATGAGTTGAGCGCGCTAAAAGGAGCCAAAAGTACAATAGAAAAGTATTGGCCTGTGATCATGGTAGAAGACAAACAGCTTCCTCATTCACAGGAGATCAATCATAAGGTAGGATATTTAGAAAAGGAATTGACTTCAATGGGTTATGAAGTCGTCTCAAGAATTCATAGGGATATTATATTTAAGAAATGAGTCAAATAATGCAATCAACTAAACTTATAAACGGAATCGACTTAAAGACTCCTCCACTGCCTGAGCCGGTGAGACCAACCGTTGGTGAAGCGCCAGAAAAAATTACCGTTGCCTGCGTTTGGTGGGGAACTCTTTATGGCAAGGAATATGTGGAGAAGCTGCGCAATTCAGTGGCCCGACACCTTACTGTTCCTCATGATTTTGTCTGCCTTACTGATCGTGATGATGTACCAGAAGGTGTGAAAAAGATCCCTCTTGAACTCGGACCTGAAGGTTGGTGGCAAAAAACTGCGCTGTTTAAGCCAGGCCTTTTTAGCGGGAAGGTTATGTACCTAGACTTGGACGTTATTATAATTAACTCACTTGATAAGTTTGCCAAGGTAGAAGATCCCTTTTCAATGATTGAAAATTTTGGTCCGAATAAAAAGCATTCAGCCCATAACTCTTCTGTAATTGTTTGGACGCCTTCGCCACAAACCGAAAAGATTTACACGCAGTTTTCAGGGGAAGTTACAAAGGAACTTCACGGTGATCAATGTTGGATTTGGCGGGTTATGGATAAGGACATAACAAACTATGAGCTGGATTGGGTTGATAGCTATAAGTATGGAAAGATCCCACAGTGGAAAAGGCGCACGGATGATACATCGGTTATTGTCTTTCACGGCAACCCTAAACCACATGACAAAATAGTAACAACAAATCTAAAGAAACATTGGATTTAGAATAAATGATTTGTATAAATATTTTTAGAACACACAAAAACAAACTGTTCTGATTAACAAAACAAGAAAGAAATACTATGGAACTACTAATCTCATTCGTACAAGATGAAGTATGGTTTAGCTGGGTAACGGCAATCATTGCTGCAGCCTCTGCAATCGCTGCTGCTACTCCGACTCCCAAGCCAGGAACGCCTCTCTCTTATCTTTACTGGGTTATTGACTTCCTTGCAATTAACATTGTTAAGGCAAAGGATACCGGCGAAGAATAATTAAAGGCTATTAGTATATGCTGCCTATAATCAAAGCTGCGCTCGCTGCAGCCACTGCTGCGATGAAAGCTTATTCAGCTCATATACAGTGGAAAAGAGAAACTTATATAGATGACATCGAAGATGAAATTGACTCTATTGCTGCTACCTCTTCTGACGCTGCAGGTAAGCTGCGTATCAAAAGGCTCTTGGCGCGCAAACAGAGACACATTGAACAATTCAGCTCTGTACGATCCGATGGAGATTCACCTGATTAAAGGTAAGACTTATCAATTTGAAGAAGGTACTCTCGTTGGCCGCGGTCAGAAATTCCACTCTGACTACTCATTCAGAGAAATGCTGATTGCACAATAAAGCTAATCATACATATCTAATAATATAAAAGAGCCGCTCTAATTAATAGGGCGGCTCTTTTTGTTTGCGACTATTACTTGTAATAGATTTTCTTTAAGTGATCCTCAAAAGCTTCAATCTTTTTAAGCCGATCCGGCCAAAGAATGTAATCCTTTTCAGGGCTACTTTTAAGATTGTTTAGCAAAGGTTGAACAGCGGCATAAAGTGCATCAATCTTTTCCTGCGCGGCGTCTGCTTCCGCAGTTGATTTTTCTATTTCGCTTTGGGCTTCCTGATACGAGTTTAACTCTGTCTCGTCAACTACGGTAAATCCAAAATCGAAGAAGTCGTCGTTGCTCATAATTCTTTAATTCTATTTAGTACCAATTCGTGAGTTTCTTTAGAACAATCATTCTTACGGCCTGGTGCAATTTGCTCGTGTGTGAGAATTTTGCTTTCGTCTAAACCAAACTTACTCATAAGATAGACGCACTTTTTGGCGCAGGAATCAATCTCTGCTGCAGCGGGTGTTCGGCTATTAGTATCTCCGTAAAAGGAAATACCAATGCTGTGGCTGTTTAGACCACTGATACCGTTCCAATGACTAGTCCCAGCATGCCATGCTTTTTTATTGTCAGAAACAAACTGTGTTCGAGAACCATCGGCTGCAATCAGATAATGGTAAGAAACCTTACTTCTTGAATTAAGAATCCAAGAACGGGTGCCATCATGGCTTCCAGCGCTGTGATGTAGAATGATGTACTTGGGAGAGATTGATCCACTTTGATTTGGCGAGGATTTGAAAACTTCAGGATAGTCATCTTGAATAGTTTCAACAGGAGGCTCTGGTTTCTCCGGTTCTCCTTTGCCGTCATGAACAAGTTGTTCCCAGACCATCTTCCAAGTTTTAGGACCGTCAATGCCATCAGCCTTTAGACCAAGAGCACCTTGGACCTCTTTTACAATTCCTTCTTTACCTTTGAATTTCATATCTTATTATAGTTAAAGAATTTATTTATACAATCACCGTTTTCTTTTCCTGTGCTTTATTTTGTTATACAGCTCTGGATACGGACTTCTCATATGCTTTTGCAAAGAGATGGATTCTTGAATGGTTGGTATAATCGTGCAGTGAATATGGGTGTATCCTTCTTCCCTTGCAAATGTAAGGCGTTGGGATCCGCCCCAAACACTCCAAATCTTGGTATCGGGCGAACCAGATTCGTTCTCGGGCAACTCTAGAATCTTTTCACGATACCTGCCCTTTGCTTCTTGAAGATCTTTATACGAAGTGTGTACCACCATAATAGGAAATCTCATACCGTTTTCAAGTATATCCTTTTTAAGTGTATCCTTAAATGGCCGACCTCTCAACCTTTCTACCGAAGGTACCGATTGCCAAATTTCGTCAACTGGGAGCGTGATAAGAGGATATCCCCGCCAGTCATCGACCACTTGACTTTCTAGAATCTTTTTCTTCATAAAATATATATCTTATATATAATCTAATATGAAGAAAAAATCTCAGTTTGAATCCAAGAAAAGAATTAAGCGTAAAGGTGTTCACGCAAAGACCAAATCATCCCGCCTTAAAAATTCTAAAAACTACAAGAAGCGATACCGCGGTCAAGGTAAATAAGTTTGTTTTAAGACATAAGATGTGATAAATATATCTATGATTAGATTAATATTCGCATTTGTTTTCCTTGCTTCTAATTATGCATGGGCAGAGGTTTCTCCCAGTTTAAAAATCGACCAACTTATTGCGGCCGATCTTCGTGAAAGAAAGGTGGCAATGCCCAAAAAGGCATCTGACGAAATTTTTGTTAGACGTGCCTATCTGGACATTGTTGGAAGAATCCCTACATTCGACGAGCGGGAAACATTTATCCGCGATCCTGATAAAGCAGCGCTGATTGCCAAGCTTATTGATTCACAAGGTTATGTCGAGTCAATGTTCAACTTTTATGCTGACCTTCTCCGTGTTAAACGAAGGGTGGTTAACAACGTTCCAACTGATACTTACATTGCTTGGATTAAAGAACAGATCGCGGTAAATACACCTTATGATGAGCTTGTTCGGCAGTTGCTAACAGCTGAAGGAAATATTTACGACAATCCTGCTGTAGCATATCACCTAAAGGACGAAGGTATGCTGCTTGATAATGTGGCAAATACTTTCTCAGCTTTTGCTGGAACAAACCTTTCCTGCGCACAGTGTCACGACCATCCGTTTGA